TTGTGTTTGATTATTCAGCTTATGGCAACAATCAGATTAACAGTATTAAGTTCCATTAAGGAACAAGATGGCAGACTGCCGATCTTAGTCTGTATCTCCCAAAAGAAACAGCGGGCTTACATCAAAACAACCTTTCTATTGGATGATATCGCAGAATTCGAAAATGGAAAGGTCGCATATCGCAAAGATGCAAGTGTAATGAACAAACGATTAGAGTTTGTATTCTCACAATATAAAGATAAATTTGACTCCATAGAAAACATTGAGTATCTCTCTGCTATGCAGATCAAACAGATAATTATTTCTAAAGAACGTCCATCCCATATTTCATTCTTAGAATATTGGAAGAAACGAGTTGGTGAATTCAAAAAAGAAGGAAGAGAAAGTTATGCAAAAATGAATGAGGAAACAATACGCATCTTTACTATTGCTGAAGGAGACGTACCTATTCCTGCCATTAATACCATAATGATTGAACACTTCAAAAAGTGGATGATGAGAAAAGGTTATGCAAATGGAAATATCGGATTAAGACTTACCCATTTGAAAGCAAGAATCAACGAATTAATCAAAGCCGGCATTCTTAAACAAGATGTACACCCCTTTGCTTATACCAAAATCCCAACTGCCGAACCCAAGGAGTGCGATCTAACAATAGAGGAGTTTCAAAGAATACGAAATACCGAATTAGAAGGGAAGAGGATTAGTTTAGGAAAAGACATGCTTCTACTATCTTTCTATTTATGCGGAATAAATCTGAAAGACCTATTATCAGTAAATCTATCATCAGACATTCTTTCTTTCGAAAGAACTAAGACACTACATGCAAAGACAGGAAAAGCAAATATTACAATACCGATACATCCAGAAGCAAGAGCTATAATAAATAAGTATATTAATAAAAAAGGCATGCTGGATTTAGGGTATTCTTACACGTATTCTAATCTACAGAAGTATATAAACCTTTGCATGAGAGAGCTGAAAGACCGTTTAGGAATCAAGCAAACACTATGCTTCTATTCCGCTCGCAAAACTTTTGCTCAATTTGCATCAGAACTTGGCATACCAGACGGTGTGATAGACTACTGTCTAGGGCATTCGGACAAAAGCAAAGGAATTATTAGGTTCTATACAAAAGTCAAACAAAAGCAAGCTGAAATAGCAATCAATCGGGTGATCGATTACGTGAACAACCCCGAAAAATATAAAGACTACATCGAAATGAGAGCAGATATTATGATGATGAAAGGGTAATTGTGGTTCAGATACTATCCCCGTAGTTGGGTTACTATGGGGATTTCTCATTTTTTTGTGTCCGGACTAAACTTTTTAAAAGCTCATTAGTAATAGCACATGAAGACCAAGCAAGAGATGTGGATGTGTGCTGATGAGCTTGGTAGTCCAGGAGGCAGTCTTACGGCTGCCTTCTTCATTTAACCTAAAAAATACAAATGCAGGCAACTATATACAATATTTATTTGTTTATTTGCCACGATGAAAAAAGATCTTCAACTTCATAAAATAGATATTTCAACCAGTCTGCCTTTAAAATATGCAGATGAAGGCATTAGGGCTGGCTTTCCCTCTCCGGCACAAGATTACCTTGAACAAGCGATAGATTTGAATAAAGAGCTAATAAAGCATCCGGCCAGTACATTCTACGGTCGTGTAATTGGAGACTCGATGCGCGATGAAGGCATCGAAGAGGGAGATATTCTTGTCATAGACAAGTCATTGGAACTATTAGATGATGATTTAGCTGTTTGCTTCATTGACGGTGAATTTACAGTGAAGCGTGTACGCTTAGATACAGATGCAGCTTGGTTAATTCCTTCCAATCCGGACTATCCGCTAATCAAAGTTACTAAAGAAAATGAATTTATCGTTTGGGGAATAGTCACCTACACCATAAAAAAGAATCGGAGAAAAAGATAATGTTCGGCCTTGTAGACTGCAACAACTTCTATGCGAGTTGTGAAAGGGTATTCAACCCCTCTCTAAACGGGAAACCTATCGTTGTTTTATCAAACAATGATGGATGTGTCATAGCCAGGAGCAATGAAGCAAAAGTTCTCGGTATTAAAATGGGAGTGCCAGCTTACCAAATAAAGGATTTAGTAAAGAAACATGATGTAGCTGTATTTTCATCTAACTATGTGCTATATGGCGATATGTCCGGACGAGTGATGTCAATGTTAGCGGAGCTGGCACCCGAAATCGAAGTCTACAGTATTGACGAAGCTTTCCTTAACTTGGAAGGAATTCAGAATCTACAAACATTAGGTTCTAAAATCGTTAGACAAGTCACACGCGGCACTGGTATTCCCGTTAGTGCCGGTATAGCCTCTACAAAGACTCTCGCTAAAGTAGCCAACAAATTCGCGAAGAAGTATCCGGCATATAATCGCCTTTGTATTATTGATACTGAAGAAAAGCGAGAGAAAGCATTAAAACTGTTTGAGATTGGCGAAGTATGGGGGATTGGCCACCGGCAAGCGGCAAAGTTGGAAAAACAAGGAGTAAAAACAGCTTTTGATTTTACACAACTGTCCGGTTCATGGGTTAGAAAGAATATGACCGTTGTCGGTGAACGTACCTGGAAGGAACTTCGCGGAATATCTTGTATTGACATGGAAACAGCACCTCCGGCTAAAAAACAAATATGTACCAGCCGTTCCTTTGGTAAAATGGTAGAAGATATAGATACTATGTCTGAAGCAATCGCAACGCATGCATCTACATGTGCGAAGAAGCTCAGACAACAAAAGTCTTACGCCATGTCTTTGATGGTATTCATTCATACAAATAACTTCCGGGAAGATCTACCACAGTACTGGAAGAATACAATTGTTCAGTTTCCCATCCCGACTTCAGACACTTTAGAAATCGTTGAATATGCCCTGGCCGGACTAAAAAACATATTTATGGAAGGATATCAATACAAAAAAGCTGGTGTCATTATCACAGAGATAACCACAAATGCACAGTTGGGCCTCTTTGACTCTGTTGATCGAGATAAACGGGAAAGATTAATGCAGGTAGTAGACAAGATCAATGGCAATCATCAGCATCATGTCAAACTCGCAATACAAGGATCAGGAAGAGATTGGAAACTCAAACAAGAACAGCTTTCCAGACGTTATACAACAGATATAAATGAGGTTATAATCATTAAATGTAAGTAAGTATGTGTTTTCATAACTCCATGAGTGCAAAGGCAATCAAATTGGCTGCTCGATATGGCCGAAAGTCGGATGTAATTGAGATATACCAAGACATTCTCAATGAGCAATATCATGTTAACGCTTTCAACTTTCCGAAATATCCCATTGTTACAACCTCGGATGAAGTTCAAGTATTCAATTGGGGGCTAATCCCTTTTTGGACGAAAGACGAAACTAATGCTGATGAAATCCGAAGAATGACACTTAATGCCCGGGCAGATACTATTTTTGAAAAGCCCTCATTTCGGGAACCGATTATGAAGAAACGTTGTATCGTGCCATCTACCGGTTACTTTGAATGGCGACACGAAGGCAGCAAGAAAATCCCCTACTACATCTACCTAAAAGACGAACCAATATTCTCTATGGCCGGAATATATGATACTTGGCTTGATAAAGAGACTGGAGAGGAACATACAACATTTTCCATCATAACCACTGAAACGAACCCTCTTACAAATTACATCCACAACACCAAACACCGTATGCCGGCAATCTTATCTCCTGAGGATGAAGAGAAATGGTTGAATCCAGACTTATCGAAAACAGAAATATCATCTTTATTGAAGCCCTATGATGCAAAACTGATGGATGCCTATATTATAGAGAATGACTTTATAAAGAAAGCATCAACAGATCCATCAATTTTGCAGAGAGCATAAAAAAGGACGGTTATTCCGCCGTCCCTTCTACAAATTCCTTCAGCCTGTACAGTCGCGTAATGGCCGGATTGTAAAAACCATCCGGGTAATGCTGTTTAATGTCGTTGATATTGGCCCTAACATAAATACTGGTGTCAGTAATATGTTCAGCTTCACTAAGTACTACCTCGTTGGGTAATTGTGCGGTCTCAGACCATTGTATAATAGCCTTTACGCTCTCCTCATCATAATTGTATGCCATAATGTTTTTGTTGCAAAGGTAAACCATAACAGGGAGAAGGCAAAGAAAAAGGCAGCTTATTCGGCTGCCTTGATTTCATTAATTAATACCACAAATTTGGTTTCTACTTCATCAATCTTTCATCATCTTGCACATAACACAAAGAATGCCAAACACAAATACATAGGTAAGAATTGTTGCTTCCATATCTAACTATTTTAAAGGGTTCAACTTTATTTTTTATGGAAGCGAAAGTAGGTATTGTATAGCTCCGACTAAAGGATAAATATATAAGTGTAAAATAGAGGCTATATGCCCTACAGATACGTAGAATGCAGGATAGTATTTTGCAAGAGCTTTTCCTGTTTTATAAGCAATTGATATTCAGAATGATACTTAAGCGACATAGCGGTGGACAAAAAGATATCATATTTGTCGTTTTTTTAAGTTTTTTTTGAAGCTTATGTGTATGTAAAAGCCCCGACCGTCACCAGCCGAGGCTCAAATTCATCAATGATGAATTACTTCTACTTTTTTATAATACTTACCGCTAATGGGAAAGGTTGTGGAATTAAGGATGAAAAGCCCCGACGGAAGCCGGGGCAATACTCATTCAATTAATCCCTAAAATAGTTTTCTCTGAGATGGTGCAAGAATATGCTCTATAAATTCTATAATCTTATATGACTTGTTTTCGTAGGCCTTATATTGAGGATTGTAGCGTTTCACTATTTTCATTTTCACACGTATAGCATCACCTTTCCCAAAACGCTCCCCTTCATCAATCTTTTGCATTAGAGCATCATCCTTTACTATCATCTGTATCTTAAATCCATTAAACAAAAATTGCCAACGGCTTCCCGCTTCAAAATTTAGACCGATAATCGTTAATATCGTATCAACAACCTCAATCTGTTCATCTGGCATAGATACTTCTGTATCAAAATCCGTATAAATATATTCTTTAAATTCCTTTTTCTTAAAAATAACAGGAGGCGTATTTTCACAGTTTACACTAAGCCCCTCCACATTTGCATCAGAATCGGATGTCTCTATAGATTTAGATATAGCTTCTCTAACAACTCGCTGATTATAAACGTTTATTATGGTTGGATTTATAATAGTAGTATTGTTATCCCCTTTAATTGATATAGCATTCTTTTCATCTTCTGTTTGGGCTGGCTTCCCTTTCAATATCTTATATGCGGCATAAACCCCACCAACAACACCACATAAGTTAGAGAGATACGACATTGAATCACCTGAGAAAACTTGTTTTAACAAGCTTTCAATAACAGATACATCTACTATAAACGATCCTTTTTCGAAAGCATTTACCTTCAACTCAATGTTTTTTGAGCCACCACCCAACTCTTTATTTGCTTCTGTTATGATAGTTTGGTAGTGAATCAATACATTTATCAAGGTATTTGCATCAATTTGATGTTCCTGTCCTTCAAATTTTATTTGCATACTTTTCGTTTTCATTACGTATAACCTCCTGCAAAGAAATACAAAAAAGATGATTAAACCATAGTAAAATACCATGTTTTTTAATCATAAATGAAAATTCATATGCTAATGTTTACCACTGCCACAAATTATAACTCACTCCAACCCCAACATAAAAACCACTTTGGCCAGGATAGAAGCCATATCCTGCTTGCAAGCCAAGCCCCCAACGCTTCTTTTTAGGTGCAATGGTGTGGTAAATATCATTCGTCACCGTCCGATACACAGTCTTTGGAAATACCATCAAACTATCTAACCTCGGACGATACCCACTCACCCATGCCCGGTAAAGGCTGTCTTCATAATAAGCCTGCTCACGATATACAACAGTGTCGCCGATACGCATAGTATCTGTTAATCGGAAGACCAATAAAGGGGCCATAGGTGGCGAAATAAGTAATGTTTCAACCTTGACTATTGTGTTTACTTTCGTTTCGGTACGTATTGCTGGCGGTGGCTCGTGCGGACGAAACCAGGCATCCACACAAGCCACCGCCAGCAATATAACTAATATCCAAGGCAGCTTCTTCATAATGCAAGCACCTGTTTACGGTTTCCTTCTTTTCGGTAAGACACATGTACCCATGAGAAATGTTTCTCATCAATCACCTGATCGAAGGGAAGGCCAAGCTCCTGGATCAGATAGAACAACCGGTTGTTTTCCTTCGGACTTCCGCCGGTTATGTCTGCCGCCCGTCCGGTCATGTGGTCACTCGTAGCAGAGCCTTTCACGGCTTTATTCAAAGCCGGGCAACGGAAACCACTATTCACGGTGATTGGTTTGCCGTATGCTTCGCGTAATGGGTCCAGCACGTTATCTACTAATGCAGTCATATTGACTACATGTTCCTTCTTACACCGGTTATCAATACCTAACCGGTCGGCTGTATCTGATTTACAGAGTTCAGCAATTGTAAAGTACTTCATTTCTGTACCTCCTTACTTTTATTCATATATTCCACTACCGCCTGTGCTATCTCTGTTGGATCAGCCTTGTGCTTCGCTATCTCGGTAGCCAATGCAGCTACTTGCTTCATCTCTTTGCGTTCCTTCTCATCTGCTTTCTCATAGATGGATTTAACCTCTATAGCTGCCACTCCGAAAGCTCCCAGCAAAGTAATGAACGGGAAAATAGGTATATGATAATCATAGTAATTATCCAGATACCAGACACCAGCCATCTGCATACAATCAACTACGACCAACGCAAGCAAAGCATTGTAATATCTCGCAACCTTATTCACTGTACGTTTCCATCCGTCGCTCGAAATCTTCTCACTACGTTGTTTAGCTTTTCTGATTCCAGCCCACAAATCGAAAGCTATAAAGAAAAGTGGCGTCAACAGGATACCGAAAAGCATCCAGGCCACAATAAATAATTCATCTATTCCTTTCATTCTACACTCTATTTTAAATATTAATACTACCTTTGCTATTGCATTGACCGTTAAGGTCACATAGTAGTTTTGTCGTTATTCCCGTCCGCTTGCGAAAGTAGACGGGATTTATTATATTGTATCCCAATAATCCGATAATTCCTTTAAGGTACCGGACATAGACTTATCGGGATTAGCCGATGTAGTCCTGTCTAATAAAAATAATATATTAGAGCCTTCAACAGCTGTTAAGTTAACCAAGGCAAAATTTCGATTATCGAAATTGATAACTTCCCAATATAGATCGTTATTCACCTTATATGTAGCCATTAATCTTAATATGGTACCTTTATTTTTGATAAGAGGCGTGATTCTCTTACCGTTATAACTAACATTTCCACCGATAATCATACCCTCGCTTGAAAGATTCCTATTTAGAAACACAGTCATTATAGCTCCTATGTACTTATCATCGTTAGGAAGTGAGATATTTAATTGTGTACCTTCATTTACAATGTAATTCATTGTTTTGGGATATTCATGTTCATCAACATCAAAGGATGTTGAGAATTTGCTACAAATAAACCCTTCCACATATACGCCATCAAACACAGAGCCTTTTGAAGATACTATTCCATCCTTGTCAACCTTGAATTTATTATTGATATTTAATCCAGTCGCCTTGATAGCATTTGCTATAACATCTCCAACCGTACTAACATCAGCAGTGTCAGAATCAATTGAGAATACAATTTCATTCTCTTTTATTCCATAAAAACCTGATTTGGTTTCACCATTTATTGTAATACACTTATCTCCCTGTACAATACCTGTCAATATCGGTTCCTCAGCCGTCCCGGTGTTCTTACCCGTAAACAGCTTCGGAGATATCATATACTCGCTGCCTATCTGCACCTTGTTGGTATCCCAGCCTATTAACCAATCTGGTACATTGGCCATGACTTTAGCAATAGTACCACTCGCACTTATTACAGGATCATCAGGCGAATAGCCTCCAGCAACCCCTACAGATATACTATCAAAATCACCAACATCAGCAATAGCAATATCAACTGAACTCCGAGGGCTTGAAAAATCAAGATCTGAAACCTCTGTACCATTTAACCTGTGGTTCACAATCCAGTTACCTGCCGAATACAACTCCTTAGTACTACCTTTAATCCGGAATAATTTAGCAACAAGTGCGCTACCTCCAACCGGATTAGAATGTATATCGCACGGGATATTCTGGACCTGAACTCCGTTCATATAGAACTCTATCGCAAACATTACAGCATCTTGGCCATCCGCGCCATCTTCACCCCGGAAACGGCTCCACGTATAATCAGCAGGATCAGTACTTTCTGTAGCCGTATCTTTATTAACCGCAATACCGATATACTTAGTAGTGTCCGTCGGCACCTGATACATACCACTACCGTCAGCGTTATCAGAATAAGCGATCCATGTATAAGTAGTCTTACCATCTTCGCCTGCCGGACCGGGAACGCCATCCGTGCCGTCTTTACCATCCTTCCCATCGAACCCGCGGAAGCGACTCCAGCTATAATCAGATGCCGTATTACTTTCAGTCTCTGCTTCTTTGTTATACGCAAGTCCAATGAAGCTTTTCCCGGCAGGATCATTGCTAATACCATTACCTTGCGCATCATCAGCGTACTTTATCCAGGTATAATAAACCTTTCCATCTTTACCGGGAGCTCCGGGAACGCCTTGCGGTCCTGTGTCTCCTTTACCTCCTTTTATTTTAATCGGGGTTCCCCAACTGCCGGAAGATACACTCTCTGCAACTTTCTGAGACATCCACACGGCTGTGCTCGTTGCATCAGTGTGCCAGCCGTTCGAGGTCCCGTTTCCAGTAGGTTTTTCCGGTTGAGATTCACTATCATTATAAGTGATATAGACAGACATACCGTCAGTGCCATTAGTGCCATCGGCTCCATCAGTTCCGTCTGCTACCATCAAAG